CGCGGTGCCTCAGAGCGAATCTGTTGGACGGTCCAATCGGGCGGCAACGTGGTCATCTCGACTGGCTCATCGTCTTCCACTTCCACGCAATGCCCGGCCTTCAGTAATCCTGGCAAATGACTCGCCGGCACGTCCGCGACGTCATGCGTCGAGCCGGCGGCGAACGTCAGACTTTCGCACGTCACTTCCAACACGAATCGGATTCGCTTTGCCATCACGCCTCCCTCATGATGCCGCCGGCAATGAGGTCCGGAAGTTTCTTCTTGATCGTCTTCTCGAACGCCGGTTGTGCGTGCGGATGTTCCTTCACCTGGATCGTCTGTCGCGTGCGGAACAAGCCGGACCGTTTGAGCACGATTTCCGTGCCGCCCTTTTCCAGAATTCCGGGAACGGCCTGGCCGTGGGAGGCCGTGTCGTGCAGCAACACGGCGCCGATCAGCACTTCCCGCCGCCGCGCATCGACGATGAAGAAGATCGTGTCCCGATAGTTGATCCGGCCATGATGATCGTGGTAAAGCGGCGGCTGGCCGGCGTGCGCGTGTTGACCTGGCCGGCTGGCGCGTCGAATCGAATTGCGCATGACCGTTCGGCAGTAGCTGCCGAATTGTTGCAACAGCTTCTGCTCGAACTTTTCCGTCGGGGTCAAGATCGCCTGTTGGTTGAATGCGATCTTGACGTTTTTGAGCGTGATCGCGAGCATCATTCATCCAGGGTCAGAACAATCCGGCTCACAAAGCGACCTTGCGCCAGCTTGTCCGGATTGAAAATCTCATGCATGGCGTCCGTCACCTGCAACGACCAGTTCGCGCCCAGGGCCGCGACGAAAACCGGGTAGGCTGGCCGGATTGCACTAGCGAAGTTTCCGGGACTGCAAGGCACAAGCGTTGTGCCGTATCGCTGGGCGATTCGATCCGAGAGATTCACTAGCGCATCGAAATCGTTCTCTTCGTTCTTGCTGCGGACCAACTTTTGCACCGCGATTTCGAGCATCATCAACGTCGCGTGTCCGCCGCGATCGTCCTCTTTCAATTGCTGTGCGATCGTTCGCACGCTGACACGAAGCGACTGCAAATCTGTGTTCGAAAAATCGGCTTGATAAACCCGGTCCGCCGTAAAGATCGCCGTCCGCGCCGCGCCGTCGCCGTGCTGCGGGCTCGTGCCCGGTTCCTTCGCCGCGACTTCCGTGTTCAGGTCCGTGACGAACACGTTGGCGATCTCAATGATTCGGGCAGTCGCCTCGGCCATCGTTACTCCGTGTCAACCAATTGCGTGTGCACGATGTAGCGGGCGCCCGGTCCACGATGCTGGCCGCGATAGCCCCACGCCAGTTGGCCAGTGCTCGGCGGCATGCAGCGGAACACGCAGACAACGCCGTCGATCGTCTCCAAGATCTCGTCGCCCTCTTCCGGAGTCACCAGGCCGGCGCCGAAGTTCAGGTCCGTCGCGTCGAACGAAAAGGATCGGACGGCATTTTGGGGGTCGGCCTGGGTTGGATCGAGGGCCCCAGGTGTCGAGCCAAGAACGCTGAATTGCGGAATCGGCTTCGAGCCGACGGTCATGGCGATTTCGATTTCATCGTTTCCGCGACGATAGGTCAGCGTTCGCGACGCCTGGTCTTTCAGCGTGCCGCTAAACCAACCCATGTTGTCGCGGATCATATCGGCCATGCGTCATCAGGCTTGGTAAGCCCGGGCACACAGGTCCATGACCGTGACGTTGCCCGGCGTGTCGTTCGCGTCCTTTTCCATGTGGGCCAACAGCTTGAGTGGCCCGGCCACGCCCGCAAGCGTGAACACCGTAGACGGCAGCACATTGACGCCGTTGACGTAAACCTGGATGTCGGCCCAATCCCGCAACTCGAATTGCACGAGGAACGGCGTGCCGGCGGTGAAGTCCACAGTGGAATCCGTTGCGGCGACTTCCGCCGCAGCGTTGTCCGATTCGAAATTGATATTGGTGCTGCCGCCGTCCACGTGCATGAATAGCGAGGATGTGATCGAATCGGCGTCGGTCGCGTGGCTTTCGTTCGCCAAGCCGATGTTGAGGTCAAAGGATGCGGCATCGCCGTTCAGGTTGATGCAGGTGAGAGCGTCAACGATCATCGGCGTGCCCGTCGCGAGCGCCCGAAGCGAGAGGGCGTCAAGTTTCTGGGCCTCGGCGGTGAGGTCGAACTTCATGCCAACGCTGTTGCCGCCGCCGTAAATGTGCGGCCAACCCGCCGTGCTGATGGGGATGGAGTGATAACCGTCGGCCAGGCTCAGCGTGTTGCACGGCTTGGCGTTCAGGTCAACCATGACTGACGTGCCGGCAGCCGTCTTCGCGATCGTCGGACCGGACACGCCGGCGGAAACCGTCGCGATGTTCGTCGGTCCGCCGCCGACAGCGATGCCCACAGGGAAGTCGCGGTCCCCGCCATGCAGCAAGTGGACCTTGTTGGCCGAATGGTCCCAGAATAACTTACTGCTAATTAGGATGAGCATCGACGTGGTAGCTTGCATCAGGAACAAGCCGCCAACGTAGACGCCGACGACCCCCCCGGATGCCACGTCAACCGACACGACCCCGGCGCGACCGTCGGGAAGTTGAATGACGGCGCCCGCCGAGTATGCGGCATCGGCTGTCCAGTCGATCATTTCGCCACGAGCGAAATATTGAGCTTCAATGGTCATGTTCGTAACTCCGCAAATGGTGTGATTTCAAACAACGGGGCGGTTACTTTTTGTCCTTGTGGTGTTCCTTTGACGGCGGCGCATCGAGCAGTTCATCGACCTGTTTTTGGAGAGCGTCGATTTTCTTGGCCTGTTCTTCGTTGAGTTTCTTCAGCCGAGCCAATTCCGGATCGGCCGCCACGGCCGCGGGTTTCGGCGGCACGGCTTGCAGTTGCGCCGGATAAGTGCCGATGCCCTGAGCGACTAAATCCTTGCCCTGGATAAACGGCACGGAAATGGTATCGCCCTTCTTCTTGCCTTCGTGGTCTTGCGTCAGAATGATGCTGCTCATAGAAAACCTCGCGTGAATGTTTTGGTGTCAGGAAATCGGATCGAGCGCTAAGCTGCACCCTTGAGCTTGACGCCGCCGCGGTACTCTTGCTTGTTGCAGCCGAAATCCATGTAGCCTCGCATCGCCATGCCGAGCTGATCGAAATCGAATTCACTGGTTTCGACCGTCGGGCTTTCGATGCCGTCAAGGAAAGCCATTTCGATGACCGGGATGTTGTTCGGATCGCAGAGCAAATACCATGCGGTCGTGCCGATGGTCGCAACCGCGTCGAGGAAAACCGAACTAACGACACGATACCGACCGAAGAAAACATTGGTTTGCGGACCGCTGGCAGGCGTGGTGCCGACGACCAGTCCTTGAGAACCCATCAGTTGCAACGCCGTGTTGTACAGCGTCGCCGGCGTCAGGATGATTGCCGGCAGGGCGCCAAGCGGCGTTCCGTCGGGTTTGGTTTGGAGGCGAAGTATTGTTTCGGCGTTGTTCAAGCCGGCCAGCGAGAGAACGCTGTCGGTTGCGCCGTCGTCGTAGTTGCCAAGTGATTTGTCGGTGGGGAAGAAAGTCGAGTCGTCAACGAATTCGGCCCAGAAAACTTCGTTGAGCGAGTCGCCGCCGCCGCGTCCAAGTTCTTGGGCGACGCCAGTGAACGCGCCGAGATCGTCGTTGCGGATGTCGCGACGGTCGATGCCGAGCATGATGCCGTAGGTCTCGACCTGATTCGTGTAGGTCAATTCCGACAGCGAGCCGTGCTTGATCTCGCCGCCTGGAGAAACCTTCTTGAACTTGTTCGCGCCGGTCAGCCGGTAGGTCGTCATCTGCTTGAAGTCGTTGGCCGGCCGGATGCGCGAAATCTGGCGATGGCTTTGCTCGGTGAAGAGGAAGCCCGCGGCCAAGAACTTGTTGGCGACGTTCGACAGGATGCCCGGAACGGCAATCGTGGACGGGCCGGCACCGCTGGCGCGGATGTCATCGTGGCCGATTTTGAACGCCGCGCGACAAAGCGCCCGCTCATCGCGAGTCGATCCGCGGTAGCTGTTGTTCCGTTCGGCCGCGATCTGGAACAATTCTTTTAGGCCAATGCCGCGGCGGAATCGCGAGTGAGCGGCCTGCAAAACTTGGTCGCTGTACACCTTCTCGACGCCTGGCAGTTTGCACGTTATGCAAATTGCCGCTTCGAGGACATCCTCTGTGTGCGCTTGGCTGGAACCGCCCACGATGACCGTCGGCGCAATCGCTCGGTCGAAGCGAAGTAAGGCCAAATCGAAATCGTTCTTGGTGACTTTCTGATCGTTGACCGCGCCTTCGCAAAGCAACGTCAGTTGCTTGATACGCTCCTGATCGCCGACGTACTGCCGCGCGGCGTTGACGGTCCGCTCGCGTATGTACGAGACGCGGGCGGATTCCAGCTCAATGGCCGCCATTTGGTCGCTGAACGTGCCGCCCGCAGGCGTTGGATTCTGAGTTGCCTGGACCGGCGCCACGACCGTCTGCGTGGGCTTCTTGCTCGCTTCCCATGCCGCTTGCAAAAGCGGTAGCCGCTTCGTGCCGGCCAGAGCGTTAATCTCGGCCTCGGTATAGTCCTGTGCCTTGAGCCAAGCGACGAATTCGGGATTCATGGTCTCTCCTTGGTGCGCCTGTGCGGCGACGTTGGCGGAAGTATTCATGTCCGCGCCGATCGGCACGAAGCTGATTTCTGCGAGAGTCGATTTGACAACGTGATAGGCCGGGCCGTCGAAGTTGCGGCCGTTGGCCTTGAACGATTCGCCAGCGGGAACGAAACGGACTTCATCGGGCGACGCGCCGATTGAGCCTTGCCATTCGAACTTGCTTTTGCTGAGCGCGATGATTTCGGCAGCCGCCATGGCGCCGGGCGTCTGCGACTGCACATCCTCGCGGAGCGTACCGGCGAGGCGAAGCCGCTGCGTGCTCTTGGTGATCTCGGAAGTTTGGCCGACGATCCGTTCGCGGTCGTGCGCGTAGAGCGTCGGAATCACCTGGCGCGGGACGCTCAGCCCTTCGAGGTCCACGACGACGGGATAGAACCAGCCTTCGAGACGCATCATGCCGCCGGTGTAGCCGGTCATCGACCATTTCTTCGCCTTGCCAGCGCCGTCATCGGCTGCGGCCTCGATAGCGAAGTCCTCCGACGCGCCGCAAATGCGGAGCGACGCCGGATGAGCCTCGGCGGAAATCGGCAGGTTGACGACGCGGATATCAAGCATGTTAAGCGGCGGCATTTTGTACCTCCGCGTCTTCGGTTTCGCCGTCGGCTTCGTCATCTTCGCTCGGCGCGGCTTTCTTCGTCGGTTCGGTGAGAATGCCGAGTTTCTTTGCCAACGCCTGTTCTTTGGCCCGCTGGTTCATCACGTCGCGCCAGTCGCGGGATTCTTTCTCGCATTCGTCCGCGAGGGTCGTCACGCCGTTGGCAAGATCGATGCCGGTTGCCGTCGATTCCTTGACCGGATCGACATGGCCCCACGCGTCGTAATGCCATTTGCGCTGCAACTGCGTGACGTTCAGCGGAGCGCTGGACGGCAGCAATCGCGGAATGCGGATCGCCTCTTCGTACCAAGCGGCAAAAATCTTGTTCAGGATTCGATTGTTGAAGTGCGAGCGCTGGACTTTGCACGACCGCTGATAGACCTGAAGCGCCATGCGGCCGCCCGCATAGGAATCGCCTTCGAAGTCGGCATTCGCGATGTTGTAGGGGATGAGCAGCGCGTGGCAGGCTTCGCGGAGTAGCCCCTTGACGAATTCGTTATGCCCGGTCGTCGGTTGCTCGGCCCGCATTTGCGTGATGTCCCAGCCGTGCGGCAACGGCGTGAGCAAGCCTTTTTCCAGGTCGGTGGAGTCCCAGGCTTTCGGCTGGTCGCTCGAGTCCTCTTCGTTCGGCAGCGCGTCGGTATGGATGAACGCAGCGAAGTCCGCCGCGATCTCGGCCGAGGCGAGAACAGCCAGCGTGTACCGGCGAATCTGCGCGAACAGCGGCAAGGCCGGCGTGATTTCGGGAACGCCCCGCATTTGTTCCGGGCGGTCATGGCGGAACCAATGCAGAATGTTCTTTGCCGGCACCTTCGAAAAGCCGTCGGGTCCGAACGACTGAAAAAACGTCGTGTCGCCCGGATGGTATTTCGAGACGTAGTAATTGACCGGCCGGTTTCGTTCGTCCAGTTCGATCCCATCGACGTGCGAGCCGGAAAGAGCGAGTTGATATGGATCGGTGATGCGATCGGTTTCGAAGATTTCGACATCGAGCCGGACGGACGAAAACAATTGATCGTTCTGGCGGAGCATGCCGCAGCCTTCGCCGTCGCCGATCTTGGCGAGCTTGAACGTGTGCAGCTTTTCGGCCAATCCAATTTCCTCGTACCATTCGTTCCACGGCGTTTCGATGGCGTTGCAAAGCGACTCGTCATCGTGGACGATCTGCAAGCGCGAGCCGGTGCCGATAACATCGTTCGCCAGCGTCGAGACGATGCCCCGCGCGTGGCAGTTGTTGGCGATTTCATACCGGGCGCGGTTGCGGAGTTTCGTACGTACGTCGAGGGAGTTGGCGGACGTGGAGGACAGAGCGTCGGCGTTGGCCCAGTGGCGCGAGTCGAGTTGACTGGCAGCGTCGTATTTGGCTTTCAGGCGGGCGTAGCGGTCGGTGGAAACGTAATATTCCCACTGCCTGGCCTTCACCGGGCGGACAAAGCCGAACAGGTTTTTGATCCAGTTGAACATCAGGTGCAGCCCGTCGTGCCGCCGAACTTCGCCTTCGTCCCGCGCAGGGGGAAAGCCGACGTTCGCGCGGCGCGTTTGTTCGCTTCGTGCTGGTCGAGCGCAATGAGGTCTTGAACGGACGGCATCTTCACGCTGCCTTCGTCCGTCCGCATTTCCTGCGGACGCGTCGCGGCGGTTTCGAGAGCGGCGTCGATTTCGTCTTGATCCATGATTTCGCCATGCAAAAGAAAAGGGCGGCGCGATTTCTCGCGTCGCCCAAGCATGGCAACGAGTTGCTTGACATCGCCTCGGCAGCCTTGCCGAGTTATGCCAGTCGAGAACGGCGCGAGGCTTCGCGCCGCCGTGTTTCATTACGTGGTTAAGTGTAGAGGATGTGCCTATCGCATGTCAAGCGTCGATAGGCGAAACTATGCGAGATTTTCAGGTTTGCCATTAGCGGCATCCCATTCCCGGTGGCGTTTTTCGTGACGTGGGCGCTGGTCAAGTTGTTGGAGTTGGCGAAGAGTTAGAATCGGCCTCCGCAAGTGGCTTCTCAATCGTCGTCAAATTCTTGCCGCAATGCCTGCATCGACGATATCGGCGAATCGCACCGTTCGGCAGGTTCGCGGTTTTGTAGACTCTCAAGTCACAGCACCCGCACCGCGAGCATCGCACGCCACGCGGAACTTGGCCGTTTGTTTTTGTTTCAGCCACATTTCGTGTCTCGTCGGCGCTTCGATTCCGCGTGCGCCTCGTTTATAGCTCGAACCATCGCCTGACGCCGACGCCTTTTTGATGCAGCGTGTTTTTTCAGCATCACGATGTCCATCATTATTGCTCCGATGTTCGGACGCGACATTCCACCAGCCGCACATCCGCCGGCGTGTCGTCGCTCGTCTTCTCCATCAGGCAAATCGGAAAGAGCGGCCCCG